GTGAGCATCCGTGCTGGTATAGATGAAGAGTTGCGGTAGAGAGCCACGCGTTGATTGCCCGCCGTAGCTCCCGAATCCTGATCTTGCAAAAGCCATATCTAAGCCTCTCTGCAGGTTATTTTGACAATGCCGCCGGACGAACCATCATCGATGGCAATCGCGCCCGCGCTAAACATTGAACTGACCAAGAAGGACGTTTTTTCTGGAATATAGTTCACCTCGCTCTTCTGGTTCATGCTCACGCCCATTCCTAACGCAGATTTATGAAACGCATAGCAACTGCGATCATTAGAGCCGTCTTTAGTAAGGCCGCCCTCATCTCGGTCGCCAATAACCACAATCTGCATTCCCAGAAACTTTGAGATTGTTCCATCAACTAGAGCCTTGACTTCGTTGAACTCGGAGCTTTGGGTTTCAGTCTGACCGATCAGAGCCGACAGGTTGTTCGCGTGAATCAGCAAACATCGATCTTGAGGTGGCGTATTGTTTGAGTCTAAGGATTTCTTCGCAGCCCTTATTTTACCTACGTTCAGGTCTGCCGCCGAGCCGGACGATCCATCGTTTTGAACCGTGTTTGCCACGGCGATAGACGTTGCAGCATCAAGAGCATCGATGGCGACTTGATCCATGCGTCGTCCGATGGCATTGCCAACGGCTTCGACCAACTCGCGACGATCATCGAAATTAACGTGAGATTGCTCGAAAATATCCGAATATTCGGCTGCAATGAAATCAGTCATAGTTGCCGTCGCTTGGCTATAGGTCAGCGACATGGGGGTTACGTCGGCCTTGGGTGTGCGAACCGTTGCAACGCCCTTGGTAAGTTTTGGAAACTTCACAGTGTTTCCTGAGACTGCCGACTTTTCACGGATTAGACCGGCAAGCGCCCGCGAGGCCTGGTAAGCCTGCTTCACTTCTTGGTCGAAAATCGTTGTGAAAGCCGGGGAGATGGTAGCTGTCATTTTCAATAACTCCGCAGTTTCAATGGGTTAAGTTAAAATCTGCGGTTGTCCATACGGGCCGCCAAAGCGGTTGATCGGCCAGACGGTTATCGATCAAAATTACAGCTACCAGAAGGATCGTTTGATGTCAAGACGGTACTTGTTCCCCGTGCATCGCATAAACCATTTTTTCGACGCGGTTTGTGAAAGCCGGATCACTGCCATAGCGCTCGTCAGACATCATTGATTGTATGTCTGCTAGCGTTGTCGGCTCGGCATCGGTTTGGATTTCTTGCGAACTTGGGATTGTCGGCTCGTTATAAGCGCGGCGGATCTTGTTTAGGGCAGACACGAATGCCGCAGACTTTGACGCCTCGCCAACGGCCTCGACCTCGCTGTCACTCAAAACGCCGCTAGTGGCAAACTTACCAACCCAGGCTTCCACGGATTTTATTGTGCTATCGGCGTTGCGCCCGAGCTTGTTCATTTCGACAGCGCGGTCGGTTTCGATTTGCTCAGACTGCGCTTGCTGTAGCTCAACGTACCATTTTGTTAAGGTATCAAATTGGCCCTGGCTTAATTGTTCCGACTTGGCCAAATCCAGAAACTCAGACAACGCCGGGTCTTCCTGATCCAGGCTTTCAAGGGCTCCCATATCATATTCCTTGGGAACTTTATGACTGCCTTCAGCCATTTTTTTACGCAAGTCTTTATAGCTTCGACCCAATTTTTCAACATCTGTTTCGCCTTTCTCCTCATTCCAGAACTGTTCCTCGAGCCATTCCGGCCTTTCAACCTTTTGCTCCTCGACCGGCTCGTCAACCGTGACCTCGTTCTCATCTACCAAGTGAGCCGGCGTTTCTTCCTTGGTGGCCTCTGGCTCGGTGCTAATGTTGATTAAGCTATCGCTTGTCTGTTCAGCCGGCTCTTCTACTGCCGCAGCTAGTTCACTCATAGTTTTCTCGCCCTTTTTATTCGTCGTTCAATTTCTCGGACCAAGCTATTTTGGCCCTCTCGCGCAAAGCCGTGGCTTGCGTCTTCTCCTGGAAACCAAGTCGGCTGCTCGATGGTTTGCATTCGCAAATGGCGTAAGACTTTTTGACCGGCCTCGCTTGCGAACGCCCGCAAATACATTTTATCGAGTTCATCTATTTCCTCGTAGCTCGGCTCATCGAGCCCATTAGCTTTAGCGTTCATTTCTTCTTGAATCCGCGTTTCATCGCCGCATAGGATTTTTTGCTGATTGTGCTTTTACTTTTCGGCCTCGATGTGCCTGCCTTCCGGCGGGCGTTGATATTTGCGTAAAGTCCTTTTTTGCCGGGCATAATTAACCTTTCGATTTGTTTCGGTTGGATATTGCGCGGCCCTTACTGACCGCATCGGATTTGCTGCTTGCGCCCCAAGCGCGAAGACTCAGAAGCAGTCTTGTAGGGCGTCCCTTGCTGTCCCTCTCTGGCCCTTTCATCTTGCCCATGCGCTGCAGGAAACTGGCACGGCGCGGGTTGTCGCCAGACTTGACAGGCGCCTTCAGCGTCCCGCCGGTTTGGCGCTTGTAGCTTGCGCGTCCTTTGGCGTTGAGCCCGCCCTTTGGATTTTGGCCAGCCTTACGCTGCCATGCCGGGCTCTTCGCCACCTTCACCCTCCTGGGCCATCGCTTGCTCGGCCATCTGCTGCATCTGAGCCGCCATCATCTCGCGCTCTTCTGCCGAGTTCAAAATACTTGCGGGGATACCCAAGCGATCAGCAACGAAATCAAGTGTGCGCTCCTGGTTCAGAGCCATTGCGCCAGCTGGCCCCATTTGCGCGGCAAGTTGCATGTATTGCATCACGGCCTGTAACTCTTCGCTGTTTTGGGCGCGGGCCAACGGAGACACGGGAACTATTTTGACCTCTTGGCCATTAATGCGAAGCGGCATATCGATCAAATTTTGTTGATCCATCACAAACAAGATCCGCGACACGATGGGCAGCATTGCCTCAGTAATAAGCCTGCCAAATGCTGCGCCCATATTTTGGGCAAGCTCGGACATGCGGGCTGAAACTTCCAAAGCGCTGCGGGCAGACATATTATCCGGCGGCAATGTGTCGTCGAGCAACATGCGCTTGATGGCGACTTGCAAGTCATTGATCACCAGCTGGGCTACATTGAAATCACCACCTCGCTGCAGTGGTCGCAGACTCTCGCCCTGCGGCCCGCCATTCCTGGCAACGGGGATAATTGAACCGGGCTGAATGCGAACAGTCTGCGGATTGAGTACTCCGTCGTCCGCTGCGGTGTAGACGCCACTAATTGCAAGGCTGGCATTTTGTAGTAGCAGCCTCTTGGTAGCGTTGATGGTTTTTATGTCGGGCAGTGCGCTGACGAGCGGGCCGCGACCATACACCTCGCCGGCGACTTTCATGTAACGAGCCACAATCCACGGGCTGCTTGTTGTTTCACGGTAAACAATTTCATGTTTTTTTTCACGATGGATCAGGTGGTAGCAAAAATAGTCACCCTCGGGCATGTAGACTGTCGCCTCAAGAAGTTCGACTTCCTCAGTCGGTTTGTCTTCGATTAATTTTTTTAGATCACTGCTTAGTTTTGCGTCAGGCCATTGCTGCTCTATGGCTTCCGCCTTGATCCGTAATCGACGGTAAACATTATCGACCTTGCCGTGTGCGCCTTCTTCCAATGACACAAGAAACTGCGGCACTGCCTCAAAGCGTACCGGGCGATCCGCATCGCCTGGCTGTACCAGTAAAATGCCTGTACCGACGCACAGATCCAAAAGGAACTCGCTCATCGCCAGGTCAAAATTACTTTGGCGCAAAACGGCAAACATCTTTTCGGAGTACAAGTCGAGTGCAATTTGCAAATCGCTTTGCTGATCTTCGGCAATATCGTTGCCAGGTGTCAGCCGGCACCATGTTCGATAAGGGGGAAACAATGTAGACTGTATGCGATTGGCAAAACGCTGGGTGGAGTGAACGGCGGTTGAATCATAAACCCGCTCCATTTTTTTCGCGGCAACGCTGCGACCTTCGTAATATCCATCGTATAGATTGCGTTGGGGCAGGGCGAACTCGTAACAGTCTTCGTATATTTCGCGCCAAAGATCCTTACGCGCTTCCGCTTTCTCGGCGCGGGCGATTACGTCTTTTGCCTTGAGGTGCATTAGACGTTAGCGCCTAAGGTGTTTTTTAAACTGTCAATGCCCGCCTGTGCATTATCGCGATCAGCATTAAGCAATAGGCGCAAGCCTCCGGTCCTTCTAGCGCGACCACTAGATGCCAGCTTGCGCTGTGATTGATTCTCTTGAGCTTCTGCGCGTTTCTCCTGCTTTTCGATCCGAGCCTCTTGGCGGCGTTGTGCTGCCGCGACAGCCGGATCCGGGCCTGGCATCTCTGCACCCATCATACCGCCCATCAATCACTCCTCTCATAAATTCGAGACATAATGATGTAATCATCACCGTTAGGCGCGAACTGTCGGAGTACGCCTTCCTCCTCAAATTTAAAGAATTTCGCGAAACGGAGCGCGGTCTTATTCTCCCGCGCCACGGTGAATTGCAGGCGATGTACCAGCAAAACGCCATTTATTTTAGCAAAAAAGCACATTGCAGCGCGGCAAACAGACAGCGGGAACTCAATTATACTATCATCTCGTATAAGCCAGGCCTCACCAACACCGGGCACTGTGTTGAAACAGCCGAAGCTAAGAAGCGGTGCGCCGTCAAGCAAACAAGTGTAAGCTGGCCCCCGCGCAGTGCTGGCTTCTAAATGCGCCAAATAATTGGGCCAGGTTTCTAAAAGGGATTGCTGCCAGGGGTCCAGCTTCATCAGCAAAATATGGGTCGGATTAAAATGAACAAGACGCGCATTTTTGGGCATATGAAACCCAGCGACGATTTCATCGACATCCTCAAAAGACATTGAAATCCATGTCGGCGATAACCGGCTCGGTGTTGATGCCAGGCCTTGCCGGCCCGCGTGTCAGGCGTCGATGCTCACCACCACCGCTGCACAGATACCCGTAGGCATCACCGATGTGTGAGCTCTGATTCTTATTAGGCACATCGCGGAAACGATCATGGCCGCCGGCAATACCCACGCGCTTAAAGTGGTAGCCACCGCTTAAAGCCTTCCGCAGCTGTTTACAGTCTGCATGAATTTGCAGGCCAGGGCGCCCATCGATCAATCGGAGCATGGGCGCCGCGCCTGCCTCACGACGCACCTGGAAGTCGTTGCTTGCGGTAGGCCTTGCGTTAAGCCCCAAGGTGCGAAGGTAATCAAAGCTAGTCACCTCGAAAATCTCGTCTCGCTTTGATCCGGCAGGGTCGCCCCAGATCATAGGCTCCAGAGCCTTAAACCGCGTGTTCAGTTCATAGAGCAAATGCTGACCGAAACGCTCGAGCCCCATATCTTTGCTGACAATCTCGTGAAAGATATTCCAC